ACTGACACAGAAGCAGCTTGGCTTCTTCTGGCGACCAGAGGAGATTGACCTTAGTCGTGATGGTAAGGATTTCAAAGACCTTACTCAACATGAACAACATATCTTTACCTCTAACCTTAAACGTCAAATTCTTCTTGATAGTGTGCAAGGCAGAAGTCCTAATGTCGCGTTCCTTCCTATCACTTCTATCCCAGAGCTAGAGACCTGGGTTGAGACATGGTCGTTCTTTGAAACGATCCACTCACGTAGCTACACACATATCATTCGTAATGTGTATACGGATCCATCAGTAGTGTTTGATGAGCTACTTAGCATCAAGGAGATTGTAGATTGTTCTGAGTCTATCAGCCGATACTATGATGAGCTGATTGAGTATACGTCATACTATAACTTGTTTGGTGAAGGTATTCATACAATTAATGGTAAGAAGAAAGAAGTGACTAAGTACGAGCTAAAGAAACGGATCTGGCGTTGTATCAATAGTGTTAATGCACTAGAAGGTATTCGCTTCTATGTTAGCTTTGCATGCTCATGGGCTTTTGCTGAGCTGAAGAAGATGGAAGGTAACGCGAAGATTATCAAGCTGATTGCTCGTGATGAGAACATCCATCTTGGATCCACACAACAGCTATTGAAGCTACTTCCTAAAGATGATAAGGACTTTGCTAAGATTCAGAAGGAATGTGAAGACGAAGTCCGTGAGATGTTCATCGAAGCTGTAGACCAAGAGAAGATTTGGGCTGATTATTTGTTTAAAGATGGATCCATGATTGGTCTGAACAAACAACTGCTTAGTGACTATATTGAGTGGATTGCTAACAAGCGTATGATTGCTGTTGGTATCAAGTCACCATACAAAGTACCACAAGCCAACCCACTGCCATGGACACAAAAATGGATTAGTGGAGCAGAAGTGCAGGTGGCACCTCAAGAAACAGAAATCACATCTTATGTTGTAGGCGGCGTTAAGAAGGATGTGAACGAAGATACATTTAGTGGAATGAGTTTGTGATATTTAAAGGTTCGGCAACTTCTATTGTAAATCGTTATGCTAACAAATCAGAATTGTTTTTTCCAAACGATACAGTTGATTGGTTTATGCACAATGATAGAGAACATCCAGAAGAGCTTGAAAGACTTGGTTGGGATGGATGGAGTATCGATTACACTATAAACTCTCATGGGTTTAGAGATGATTTTAATCCAAAGAAAGCTACTGCTATAGCTTTAGGTGATAGTCATACTTTTGGTATAGGAGTCAAGAAAGAACAGAGATGGAGTGATCTACTTGATTGTTCTGTTGTCAACCTAGGTATTCCTGGTGCATCTAAAGACCATATGTATCGTGTACTTAAAGTATGGATAGAAGCCGTAAGTCCTAAATATGTGTTCATGTTAGATTATGAAGATGAGTTTCGTAGAGAATTATGTTTAGAACATCATAACCATAATGCTCCAGCTAAAGATTTGTTATATGAAATGTTTCAAGGAAGGTTAGACCAATTAGACTCTAAATACTTGTTTGAAAGAGTAGGACATCACCTATACTACTGGTATGGTGAGAGAGATACATTCCATCTTGATAATTTAAACTTCTATTGGAACGAAATAAACACCTATTGGAATGATATTAAATCAATTGACGCTATAGAAAATATTTGCAGAAACAACAAGTGTCGTTTAGTACGATTGATAGATAAACAAGAGAATGCGTATGACGGTGAGGCTAGAGACCTAATTCATGGAGGCGTAAGTTTTCATAAGAAGATTGCTAGTAAATTTAATGAACACCTTTGATGTACCTGAAATAAAGATATCAGACAAGTTCAGAGAACAGGTGACCATGGACTTCTTTACTGGGCGCTTTGATGAGCGCTTGACTATTGGTTATCAAGATGTTCTCTTGTGCTCTGATACTCCTTGGCAAGAATATTTCAAATGCATCTTAGATAGAATTAAGTTGCCTGTAGAATGGGCATATTTAATTCATCTTCCTGCTAATGAGTTTGTTGCACCTCATATAGACAATGAGACATTGAATGATGATTGTCGGCTGACATTATTGAACATACCGGTATATCCAATGGGAGATCAGTACGCTAAACTAAAATATGTTGATGAAGAGCGTGGTTGGTGTGACCATGCTTTTTGTCTAAGATCAGATGTGTTACATAGCGTCGAGGAAACACCTGTAGATCGTCTAAACATACAAATTCCGTTTAGATATAAGATAGATGTGATGCATGATTCATACATTAATGGTGTTTTTATATGAATATATTTGATATCCCAGAACTAACTCTTACAGATGATGAGAGAATAGAAGTTACAGAGCTACTGATGTTCGATCATGCAAATAAGATTGATTTCAGTGGACTAAGTTTTTATCCTTATAAGGAACAATCAGATTTCGGAATATTCACAAAAGAACTAGCGTACAGGCTATTTAAAACAATGCCATCAGACATAATGGGTGTTGCTGTTGAAGCTGGTAAGGGAGTTAAAGTACATACAGATGATTACTCTGGGGATGTCGGACTATCAAAAGAAGAAATGGACCATTGGGATACACTACCTTTCAATAAAAGAAAATCTATTGTATGTTTTCCTCTAACGCCAAAGGATAATTATACCAAGTTGTTCTATCCACATACTCAAGAAAGTCATGGATGGAGTGATCATGCTTTTGCATTTAATACATTTGCACCACATGGTGTAGATCATACAGATGTGTTCAGATTAAATCTTCAGTTTACGTTTGATTTAGATTTTGAGGATTTATATGAACTCTATAAGAGTGGGGAGTTGCTCAATGAACATATTTGATATTCCGGAACTCTACATTGACGAAGACTTTCGTCAGACTCTTGTTTTAGATGTGTTAAGTCTTAATGGTTGTATACCTTTAACATCTAATGTAGATGGTGAAGATAGATTAGTTGGTACCGGTGCTGTTTTATTTCCTCAATGGAAAGAACATTTTAAAGATCTTTATGATAAACTTCTTATAGAGCCCGTAGGAATATACTTATTTTTTATGGATGTTGGATACCATGCGCACCCTCATATTGACAGTGAGGCATATAAGATAGCTGATAAAAACAGTGGCCTACCAATAGCAGACAGAGAAGAGATGATGCATGAGTGGCAAACAAATCCAAAGTATAATGCTGAAGCTCAAATATCTCCACACTTTCAGTCAGACAGTTATGCAGGTATGCGGAAGACAGTCATCCAAATCCCGGTTACTCCAACAGGAGAAGAGTATGCTAGATTAACATATGAACATGAGTCTAAAGGATGGACAGACCATGCCTTTGCATTTAATGTAATGGATTATCATGGGGTTGATGTAACTAAACATATGAGAATGAATATACAAATCCCATATAATATTCCAATTAATGAGTTCTATGAACTATATACATCAGGGAAACTAATAAGGACCTAATATGGAAGAACAAAATTGTACCGAATGTGGATCCATCTTTGCTGTAGAAGCAATAGATGTTGAATATGACGTACCACCTCACTTTTGTCCTTTTTGTGGATATCAAATGTTTGAGCTAGAGTTAGGTGAGGAAAGTATTTACTGATGAGCACTGTTGATTATGAAAACCCTTGGTTGTTTCAAGGACTTGAGTTTACATCAGAAATGGTTAAAGATTACCAGGGCTTTGTATACCTTATAGAGAACACTACTAATGGAAAGAAATATATTGGTAAGAAGTTCTTTGTTAAACCTAAAGTCCTACCTAAGACAAAGACAAGAAAGCGCCGTGTACGTACTAAAGTAGAATCCGATTGGAAGACGTATCACGGAAGTTCTGATGAATTGCTAGCTGATATCGAAGCTGGGCACAAAGTCGTACGGTCTATCTTACGACTTTGTCAGACAAAAGGTGAGTGCTCATATTATGAAATCAAAGAGCAATTAGCTGTTGACGCTTTACTGAAAGAAGAGTATTATAATGGATTCGTTGGGTGTAAAATACACAGAAGGCATGTGATTGATGGTTAAATTATTTATTGGCTCCTCGTCTAATGGCGAAGATGCTCCTATTGAGGCAGTATACGAACACACGCTACGTCAGAACTGTCCTGACATTGATATTACTTGGATGAGACAAGAACGTGGTGAATATTGGTCTGGTTATCAGACTCATACATGGCCTACTCCTTTCTCTGGCTTCCGATGGGTTATTGCAGAAGCATGTAACTTTCAAGGACGAGCCATCTATACAGACTGCGATATGATTAACTTCCGTTCTATGGAAGAATTGTATAACATTGATATGGAAGGTAAACCTCTAGCTGCTAGACGTGGTAAGAGGTTTGGTGGACACGAGTTCTGTGTGATG